TCATTGTCTTACGATTGTTTTTTGCCTCTAATTTGTCAGCAGCATCTTTTACTACAGCAACTTGAGATTTTAATTCTTCTAATTCTGATTTTAAACTGTCTACCGCTACTGCGTTATCAGCTTTTAATGTTTCGATAGCACCGTTTACTTCGGTTTTAACGCCTTCGAAAGCACTTTTGATTTCTTCTACCATTAGTTGAAAATTTTAAATGATTGTAAATATTTGTTTATCTCGATTTCAACGGAAATCATCGGGTCTTCCTCTTCCTCCAATGCTTCATCTTCTGGCATTTCGACTTCGCCTTCAGATGATGGTTGCGGTTGTTCTTCAAGGTCGACTGACTCTTCTTCTTCCATCTCAGCAAGATATTGTTGTAATTGCTTAAGTTTAAGTTCTAACAATTCAAATGTTTCATCAGTAAAGTGACCGTTTCTTAAAGACTTGATAGTTTTACCCATCTCATCTACAAGAACAGACTTTACTTGACTCTTCACTCCTACTGTTGGTGTATTTGCGTTTGCACCCCACAATACTGAACTACCCTCAAACAATTTAATTTCATTGATTTCGTTATAGCCTGACTTCGCTTGTGACTTGATAGTCTGAAAGCCGATGCTATGTTCTGTGATATGACCTTCTTTATACAATTCATAAGTATCGTTACCTAATGTTGTATTAGGCATCTTTACTCTAGCCTTTAAACCAAATCCATCTTCCATCATCTCGAATGGTTTAGCAATTGGTTTCTCGGTTGAATGGTTAAATAAATGCCAGATTCTATTCTTGGCACTAGGTCCGTTTTCTTTTAGGGTTTTAGTGAATGCACCTGGTACAATAACATCGCCATCGCTGTCAACATTACCAAACGCAGAATAGTAGACTGTGATAATTCTACCATTATCTTCCATGTCTACTGGAGCACCACTTACCGCTTTCTTGTTATAAAAGTTACTCATATTTTTTATTTAAGCTATATAAACTGTGCAGCATCTACAGTTGCAGTTATTTACTGCTAACCCTGCTGCATCATGTGCATATTGCATTTCTATTAGTCCATAGTCAGGAGTATTCACTAAAAATGGTTGATTAACAGGGATTCTTACACCTTCGTTATCAGGATTCGTTTGTCTATCTAAATCCCTGTGCCATAATCTTGGCTTACCACTCTTAGCTGGATACTCAGCAGCTATCCATTGTTTTAATACTGGAACACCTGCTAACCTAACCGCACCTATAGCACCTGTACTTAATGCCTGATGGCTTTCAGTTCTTGCTATAAGTAAACTCCTTGCGTTATTTATCTTCCCTTCTCTCAGAGTTTGTATTGCCAATGAATTAACTTCATTTTGCGACAATCCATTCTCACGACCATACTTTATAACATTCGCTAATATACGAGCTATTTCGTTTTCAGTAGTATTCTCTATGCCGTACATCTTTGGTCCGCTAATGCCAACCCAATACGATAACATAAATACTAACCACTCATCCAAAATGTTTAAAGGATCAAGGTCGATCTCTTCCGCTTTCTTATTCGTTTCAAACATCTGTTGGTATCTCATAGCAGTATAACCGCCAGTTGATTCATACAAAGTTCGTAAAATATTATTAATCTTATCGCCAGTAAAAAATCCTGCACGATTATTAGCCGCTTGTTCTACCCCTAATGCCTCAACCATTTGAGCAGCTTTATCAAAGTCAGCTTGTAAAGCCTCTTTAATTTTAGGCTGAAACTCTCTGATTGATTTCCTTGCAATCTTTTGTTGCAAAGCAAACTGCTGTGATGGGTAAAGTATTTTAGGCATCTATTTTTTAGCGTCTATAGCTTCAATCATTTTTCCAGCAGCCGCATAAATTGAGTTCATATTGTTTTGAGCTGCGTATTGTCTTATAGCTGATAATCCTCTTCTGTCTACTGTTTTAAAGTCAGAAGTATAAATATAGCCGTAATGACCTTTAGTATCTTCACTAAGCTCTGGGTCTACACCAAGAAACCATAGACAGTATTTATCATATCCATTTTCTTCTAAATACGCATTCTCCATTTCAGCCGTTGGTCTTACCCAACTATCAGGTCTGATTACATCTCCAGATGCAATAAGTTTATTTGCATGATTAATACCCTTAGTGTTTTTCTCAGTTAACCTTTTTAATTCTAAAAGGTTGTTAATTGTTTTTTCTAAGATGTCAAATGATTTCATAATATTTATTTTGATGGATCGTAAGCCCAATTTTTTAATGATATATCTCTTTTAGAAGGACAACCTTCTGATGCTGGTTTACCTTGTTCTGCTCCTTTCATTCTGCTCACAAAGCTTATAGTTCTGTTTGCATCTTCCGCATCTGCTGTAGTCCAATCTTCTTTCTTCTTAGACAATAGTCTTAGGTTTCTAGTGATAGGGCTTCTGTCAAGTGATGCTTTCTTTGAACACTCTGTATTTGACCAGGCTTCTAATTCTGAGTAGCTCATGTTAGTAATTGACTTGTACTTTGCATACACTTCATCTACTTGCTCGTTCTTACTCAAAAAAAAACCTTCACTTTTTACAGGTGGCAAATTATAATCACCTTGTTGTTGTGCATCTCTAGGGTCTTGTAGCATAGTCAATTCGTCTATAGGTAAGTAACCTGCTGGAATAAATATCTCATCCATTTCAGTTCCTTCCATAGTATCATAACGCATAGCTGCTCTCTTTTCGTTTGGAGTAATCCACCAAGATTGAGAAAGGATAGCACTAAGCTCTTTCATGTCCTCTTGTAATTCAGGGAATACTGTCAAATCAAAATCGATATAGTAACCTTGACCAATCTCTGTAGAGAAGAATCTATTGAACGCATCACGAAGAGCTACTAATTCAGGAAGGACTACTTGAGTCAACATTTCCTTCTTAGCTTCCTTCATGTTGTTGTAAGTCTTGTTATCAGGATCGTTAAACAACGCAGAGTTCACTCCATAAACATTACAAAGTTCTCTAAGTGTTACTTTCTCTGATTCTAATAACTGCAAGTCAATAGGACTTAAACCCATGTTAATCCAATTCAACTTTGCACCTGCAATTAAAATCTTACCAGCATTTTTTAAGATACCAGCTTGAGTTTTTGTTCCGTACTGATTGTAGAAATCTTCTTTAAGCTTTCCTGCTGCCTCTGGTCCGAAGTCATTTGATTCATCAGCAGACAAGATACCTTTAGGTCCTTGATTCTGTAACATACCTACTGAAGTGTCCTTCGCATCGTTAGAACGCTGAACAGTTCTGTAAGCAGCCTGTAAAGGCGACAAACCATATAGTTGATTACCGTTAGTGTCAAAGTAAGGGTTGAAGTATTTTAGATGGATTACGTCTTTCGCATCTAATTGATCCCATCCAACTAGCGTAAAAGAATAACCTTCAACCCCATTTATTGTACCATCAGAAATAATGGCAACGTATTGAGATGGGAGTGTAACAAGTTCAGCAACCTTACCAGACTCTAGTCTATTTGCCCAGATGTAAGTGTTACCAGTAATTAGTTTATAACCTACAGCACTCTCGATAAATTCAGAGAATGATTGATATTCATTTGGTTTTTCTAGCAAATCGTTTAAAGGTGAATCAGCAATCTCAGCAACTGCTTTTACACGAACTAACTCAGCTTTAGCAATATCTGTAGTAGATGTTACATTACTTAGCATTGACTTGTATCTTGCTAATTCTTTTTTGTTCTTTACTTGATAAACATAGAAAGGAACAGTAGAAATAGTTTTAGAGATACGTTTGATGATAGCATATACCTCACTATTGTTTTTATAGTCAAGTACAAATTTTTGCTGGTCTAATTCTGGATAAAGTGTTCTTCCGCCAATCAATCCACCGAAATCAGTAAAAGGATTGTTAAAAGTCACCTTTGGAGCTGCCTTCTGTTGAAAAGGGTTAGCTGCCTTTAGTATGTCCGTTAAATTCACGCTATATATTATTTTTACAAAAGTAACAAATTTTTATGCTATACAACCCACCCTCTTTTAGGTTTCGCATATTTTGTGTATATGGCATACCTCATAGAGTCCATTAAGTGATCTCGAAACTTCACAGGTTCATCAAGTGTATTGCCATCCGTATCGGTCTTCCACTTGTAGTTTTTAATCTCATCAAGCAAATCTAAAGACTCTGACCTAATATGCAAAGGAAATGATTTTACCTTGTTGATTCCTGCATAAACATCCTTGACAGCACTCTTCAAGTTAAATCCTGCCTTATTCACCTCCGAGATTGTTTTTGGTTCAGCAGGGTCGGCATATATTTCTGAGTTTCTATCTAAGCCTAGTGATCTCATCCTATCAATTAGTAAAGCAGTCGACATTTTAGTATCGTAGATTAATTGGTCAACAAATAACTCGCCATCAAAGTTCTTAACCCTAACAAGGGCTGTTTGATTGTTAAAGCCAAAGTCAAGTCCATAAAACACATCTCCGCCATCAGGGAAGTTCCTTCTACGCTTCCAATGCGTATAAATGGTCGCTTGGGATATTGCTCTCTCTCCTAAGCCATAAACTCTCCAATATTCATGGTCGGCTGTTTTAAGCCTCTCAATCTCATCTACGATTGATTTTTCAAGAAATGGGTTATCTAGGTAGGTAGTGATGGTAAAGTCAGCATCTTCTCTAGGAACGACCTTATCGTAAATCCAAGAATAGTAATCCGATGGGTTATAGTCTATTACAATCTTTTCTGTGGTTCTTAATGCTAACTGCATCCAAGATTCGTAGTTTACCTCATTCGCCTCGTTTATGAACAAGTAGTTTCTTTTACGACCTCTTATTTTTTGTGGCTGATCGGTAGAGACGAACTCTACGACATTGCCTCCTAAGAAGTAAAGATTTTCTGATTTGTTGTGCTTTTCTTCTGAGTATAATCCATATTTCGATAGTATTTCGATAAAGTCTCTCATCACTGAGCCTTTTATGGATGGCAACGAGGATCTGCAAATGGTTAGGGTTTTTCCCTTCTCTTGTAATAATTTCACGATAAACCAAGTCAATACATTGTAAGTTTTGCCAGACCTTGTTCCGCCTTGCATAACTGATATTTTTTTTTGGCTGTTTTGCAGGATTTCGAAGACGATGTTTGTGGTTACATTCATAAGACATAGGAAAAAAAATTAAAAAATTGGTTGTGCGTTTTCCATTAGAAAACTTTTGGTTTTATAGGAAGGTAGGGAGGTGTCTATCCTGTTTGCTATTTTAAGCCTCATTTAAGCCTTTCAATTATTAAATGGATACATAGTACTACACATAGGGTTAAAAGCCCTAGAATCGCCTTAAAATGCGAAATAAAGGCATTGTAGCTATTCCTCATAGTCACCGTCTTCATTAATATCCAATAATTCCCCTTTATCATGGTTGTAAAGAGGGATTTCATCACTTTCTCCAGCCTTGTAAGCAGGTACGACCATTCCTGGTTCAGTTTGCGTATCAAAGTTGACTATGTCACCTTCCGCTTCGCTTAAGTTGATTATCTCACCTTGTGGTAACGCTTTATGCTCATCTCCGTCTATTTGTTTCATAATATCTCCAATTTGGTTAGGTTTAATTACGTTGACTGTAATCTGCTTAACCACATCTCCTTCATGAGCAACCTCAGTCTTTTCGATATATCCTCTTCTCTTGCCTCTAGTCTTCAGTAAGAACATGGTCGCTAAGGTATCACCCCTAGCAATCCTCTCCATTAGCTTTTGTTCGCCAAAGTCAAGCATTATCTCCTCAGGCTCGATTTCAGCCAACCTCTTAGCAAAGTCAGGGTCATCCTTCAACCAAGTCTTATACTGCGTTCTACCAACTCCAGAAGCCTCACACGATATGGTGATATTGCCGAAGTTCTCCTTATAAGCTATGATAAAAGCTTCTTTAGCTATTTCCTTGAATTGTGCGTTCATATTATACCTTTTGGTGTGTCAAATGTTTAAAAATGTTAAAATCTTTGTTTTATATCAGAATATTGGGGGGCACAAGGGGTGTATATTTTAGATCACACGAATAAACAGGGTATGGGGTCACCATTGGGCTTTATATACCCCAAAAATCGTTTATCTCATGCAATGCCTAGTACTTTGTCAACTAATTTTTTGAGTGGCTTAAATAGGCTTAAAATAGTGGTTAAATTCATTGGTTAATTAATGTGGTTGGTTGGTCAAAGATAGTAGGTATTATTTAATGATTGTTAGGTGACTCAAACGCAAAAGCTAAAAACCACTAGATCTATTATATTAA